CCAGTCCGAGCCGCTCGACGACAAGGTCACCTTCAGCGTTTCCTGCACTCGCGGCGTCCAATAAGGAGCGATCGACATGGCAGTAGCTCTCGGTCGGGACGGCGGCGCACCAACTGGCGGCAACGGCGCGACGGGCGTTATCGCGGTGACGTGGAACCAAGAATCGACCGCGATCGACGTGACGCATCGCGGGCTCGTCAACGCGAGCGGCATTTCCTACAAGGCTGCCACGGGCGGATTCATCACGCGAACCGCCGAGATTGAGTGCCTCGACGCCACGGCGGTGATCTCCAGCCTTGCCGGTGCCGGCACCGGCTACATCGTCACCAACGTCTCCGAGAATCGGCCGCTCGACGGGCCGGTGACGTTTACCTTGACCGCCAAGAAGACCTCCTGACCGGGAGGCAGCATGGCGATCTACCTCGGGCGTGACGTTGTCGTGACGTGGGACGGCGTGGCCGTCCCCGGCGTCCGCGACGTGCAGGTGAGCGTTACCGGCACCACGCGAGAGATCACGCCCTTCGGCAGCCGGGCGACGTTCTCGTACCACACCGGGTATGGCGTGTCGATCAGCATCGACACAATCGACGACGCCGCGGCAACGACCGCCATCGCGGCGGCAATTGCCGGCACCGAGATCGCCGTCGTGCTGGCCGGCTATTCGTTCACGGCGGTCGTCGCCAACGTCAACGACTCGATTCCCCTCGACGACGTTCGGGGGTGGTCGATCCAGATGACGAAGACCCAAGCAGGACTTCGCACATGAGAGAGTTCAAAGACAACGAGGGCAGGCCGTGGCACGTGTCGCTGACCGTGTCGTCGGCGAAGCGAGTCAAGGACTCGGTGTTGGTGGTGCTTCCGCCGAAGTCGGCCGACGAGCCGGCCCCGACCGAGGCGGTGCCGTTCGACTTGATCGACGCCGGCGAGATCGCCAGGACGTTCCAAGTCTTGCGGTCGAACTTCTCCGCTCTCGGCGACACGCTGTACGCGATCCTCTTGCCGCAGGTTACCCAAAAGGGGCTGACGCAGGAGCAATTCCTCGACGGACTCAAGGGCGAGTCGCTCGAGCAAGGAGGGCTGGCAGTCGAAGAGGAGCTAGTCGCTTTTTTCCCCCCGCGCCTCCGCAGCGCGATCGCGGCTCTGTCAGCCAGGATGAAGGAGCTGGCGGATCAGATGATCGACAACGCGGAGGCGGCTATTCGGGCACCTGGGCCGTCATCTGGGAGTGTGCCGGCATCACCGGACTCGATCCCGACAACCGCACCCTCCGAGAGTTGATGGCGGCCCGCGATGCTCGGCTTGAATCCGACTGGTGGCACACGGCACAGCAGATGGCCCAATTCGCCAACGCCAACCGTGGGCAGGGCAAGCCGGCGATCGACGCATCCAAGCTTAACCCGTTCAGCAAGGCACCGCCGCCCCCGAAGCGAGAAGCAACGCAGGAAGACCTTGAAGCCTTGTTCGGTCCCGCCGGAGGGTAGTCCATGAGTGCATCAGCAGTCCGCGGCGGTCAGGTCTACGTCGAGATTGGGGCCAACCCGTCGAAGTTCCTCTCCGCGCTCTCGACGATCAACACGAAGGTCGCCGATGTCGGCATGACGTTGGAATCGGCCGGCATGGGCATGGCGGCGATCGGGGCGGCGATTGCCGGCCCGATCATGGCCGTCGGCGGGGCGTTCGTTGAGCGAACCGCTGAGATCCAGAACATGGAGCGGGCGCTCAAGGACGTGGGCAACGCTGTCGGCGAGGCCGTCGCGCCGGCGTTCGTCGGCATTGCCAACGTGGTGGCCGGTGCCGCGAAGGCTGTCGCCAAGTTCGTCCGCGACAACGCGGCTCTCGTCCGCCTGGCGGTCGCGGTCGGCGGCTACTTCACGGTCTGGGGCACGGCAACGTACGCCCTCGGCTTCGCCATGACGACGCTCTCTCGCACGATCGCGGCGTCCATCGGGCCGGTGAGCGGGTTTCTCGGCATGGTCAAGGGTGCGGCAATCGCTGTCGGGGCGTTTGCCACGAGCGGGCCGGTGTTGGCGGCCGTGGCGGTCCTCGGCGGGCTGGCAGCCGGCGCGGCACTGGCCGGCGTGGACTTCCGCAAGCTGGCGGGCGTGATCGGCAACGCCTTCGCTAACCCAATCGGAAACCTCACGGCCGTCTTTGGCGATCTCCTTGACACCGTGAATCTCACCGTCGAAGGCGTCTACCGGGCAATCGCGGCCGGCGACCTCGCCGGGGCCGTCGATGTCTTGTGGGCCGGCTGGGCCGCGGCGTGGGCGAGGGGCGAGCAGGCGATCATGGGATCGCTCGACCCGTGGATTGAAGCGGTTCAGAACGTCTTCTCCGACATGGGCATCGGCATGGCCGCCATGTGGGACCAGATGTGGACGGACATGGCGACGAGCGAGTGGGGCGGCTACATCCTCGGGGCGCTCGACAACGTGCTTAATTCGATGGTGGCTTATTGGGACAACACGACCGGCTTGATCCAAAAGGGCTGGACGGAGATGTGGCGGCGGGTCGGCAGAGTCTCCGACGAGGCGGCCGCGGCGGAGTTCGCCCGCATCGACGCCGTCAACGCTGCCAACGCCGAGCAGCGCGGCCGCGACCGGCCGGGCTTCGCCGGTCGCACGGGGCTGACCGACGAGCAAAAGGCGCAGATGCAGCAGGACAGCCGCGACCGGCAAGCGGCGATGTCGGAGGAAGCGGACCGGCTTCGGCGTGACCGGGCCGGCCGGACGGCTGCCAACGTCGGCACCCGTGCCCAGGCGGTGGCCGACGCCAACCGGAATCTGCAAGACCAAGTCAATCGGTTCCCGGTGCCCAACGCTGTCGCCAATCCGGAGTCGTCGATGAAGGCGACCACCACGGCGCAGTTCGGGGCGGCGGGACTCAGCCAGATGGGGGCCAGCTCGATCCCGGCGCAGCAGCTCGACACCCTGAAGAAGATCCGCGAAGACCTCAAGGCGGCCGCAATGGCCGGACAGGTGGGCGTGTAATGGCACTGACATGGATCGAAGACAGCACGAGCCAGTCGGCGACGATCTTCCGCCTCGGCCGGAAGGACGCATCGACGCGGACTCGCGTCTTCAACGTGATCGGCACGTCGAATGAAAACGTCCTGCACGCCTCGTGCAATCAAGCGATCTCGTCGCTCTACCCGTTCTGGCAGTACCCAGGCCAGCCGCTCGTTCGACTGCGGGCTGAGTCGTATTCGGTCGAGTATCAAGGAGACGACTGCTGGAAGGTGACGATCGCCTACGAGAAGATAGGGGCCGACGATTCGTCGCAGGTGGCACCGCTCAAGCGGGCTCGGTCGTTCGACACGACCGGCGGCACCCGGCACGTGACCAACGCCCTGGACATGAACAACGGCGACGTTGGCGAGCGAAAGTACGGGCCGGGCGGGCTCGACGATGCAGCTTCGTTCAAGGGTGCGATCAACGTCGATGACAACGGCGTCAACGGCGTCGATATTGTCGTCCCTGCGTTGTCGTGGACGGAGTCCTACGACGTTCCCTCTAGCTACGTCACCAACGCCTACATCAAGAACATCGCCTCGCTCACCGGCAGCGTGAACAAGGAGGCTTTCCGTTCGTTTCAGCCTGGAGAAGTCCTGTTCGTTGGGGCCTCCGGCACGCACGAGTGGGACGAGCAGCGCGGCTACGGTCCGTGGTCGCTGTCGTTTAAGTTCGTCGCCAATCCCAACGTCGGGCAAACGCTGCCCAAGGCGAAGATCGGCGACATCGACAACGTCGAAGCCTATGGGCACGAAGTGGTGTGGGTGCGGTATGCAACGGACGCAGACGCCGCGAAAAATCAGCTTGTCCGGCTGCCGGTGGCCGTGTACTGCAACCGCGTCTACCCCGACGGCGACTTCTCAAAGATCGGGATTGGTGTGGCATGAGCGACGGCGCACCGAACCGCATCAAGCCGGGGCCGCTCCGCGGGCAGATATCTGCTCGAGCGTGGAACCGCGCCCAGGACGCTGCCGACATCGTCCTCGGCGATCGGTACGGGCAGGCCGGCGAGCCTCAGACCGACGGCCCCAAGCCCTACACCCCGATCCTCGCCCGCAACGCGACCACCGGCACCGTCAACCGCTGGGGCGTCCTTTCCGTCGCCGGCGTGGTATTCACGCCCTCGGGCGCGACCGGCAACGCGACGCAGCAGTTCCAAGACCAGCCGGTGCTGAGCGGCGGCTTGCCGACAGGCGGCTCGTCGTTCGTGGTGGCGGTCGAGCCGATCGCGGCCGGGAAGATCGGGCGGGTCGCTGTCGCGGGGGTCGTCCAAGCCAAAATCAATATCACCGACGCCAGCCATACGTTTGCCGCCGCCAAAGACGGCGATCTCACGCAGTTGGCGAGTGCCAGCAGCGGCGAGGCACAGATTCTGTGGAAGGAGTCGGGCACCGGGACCAGCAAGTGGGCCATTGTGCGGTTCGGCGGGGCTGGGGCGGCCGGCGGAAGCCGGCTCGGGAAGGTCACCGGGACGTGGGCGAAGAACGCGACGGCGAGCGTTCAGCAGTACAGCGGTGCCGGGGCGATCGTCACCGGGTCGAGCTTCGTGGCGATCAACCGGGCGCAGACCGTCACCGGCCCCACGGGCGGCTTTTGGGTGGGCTGTGACTCGATCGACGGGACGTGGCACCTTGCATGGACGGAGTGCGTGTAATGCTGCTCGGAGGAAAAGGCGGCTGCCAGCAATGTACGTGCGTGCCGTGCGAGGAATGCACGAGGACGTGCCAGAATCCGTACACGGGGACGGAGTTCAAGCCTGTCTACACGCGGTATTTCGAGGGTGTCGAAGCCGGCGATCCATCCGATGGCTACCTTTCCGCCACGGGCAATTCCGACACGTCAGACCCTTACGACGGCATGGACGGGACTGGGCCGTGGTTTCAGCAGATCACCGGCGGGTTTACGCTCAACAGCACGCAGACTCGGTTCCCGTGTCGCGTCACGATCTCGTTCTGGCGGAACCAATACGGGGTCGGTGTGCAATCGATTCCGCCGCCGTCCACGGCGTTGACATTTCAAGGCGTGTTCGTGGAGGTTAGCAGCGGGGCGGTTCGCATTGACGATCGTGTGATCGTGCCGGCCGACGGCGAAGTGCAGATCACAAGCGTTTCTATTCCTCTGGTAACGGGTGGAGGTGACCAGAGCACCAACGACCCGCGGCGGTACGAGGGCGGTATTTCAATAGCGCCTCAGTGTGAGTCTGCGTCTTTCTCAATTCGAGCCACGATCAACTGGAATACGCAAAGGCGGCAGCACGTTTTGTATGGGATCGTGCGGGAGTGCTACGAGGAGGGGACGCCGTGCGCGACGTTTTGCAGTGGTCTTGCGCCGCCAAACGTGGCGTACCTGACGATCAGTAATTACACAGGGCCGACATACGATTCCCCAACACCAATGGATATCGAAGGAACGTATGTTCTTGAGAGGGCTCCTGGTTTTTGCAATTACTACTACACCTACTGGAACAGCAATCTTTGCTTTTCGTTTGAAAATCCTCTCGGAGCACTGCTTTGGGCTCCAATAGCAATAAACAGCTACGGAACAGAAAACCACGGCTTTTACATGGGCCACTATGCGCAGATAGGTGGGGTCTGTGGCGGGTTTGAATTGTTCCCCCCCAACGCGCAATTCTCTATTTGCGGGTCGGGCGTATTGTTCAGTGGAACGAACGGAAGAGTTCGGGTAAACGGCGGAACAATAATCGAAAACGCCTTCGACTGGGAGATCGAAGTATGACCCGCTGCGACCTCTCCGCCCCCGACGCGACCTGCCCCCGCTGCGGCTTCGTGTCGAAGGTCCGCAACGCGATCCGCCAATGCCGCAAGCCGCTGCCGACGACCTGCGGCCCCGGCTGCCAACTCCGCCGCTCGCTGTCGTGGTGGGGCATCCGCGACGACGGCTCCTGTGGCTGCACTGAGTTCAGTGCTCAGATGGACGCATGGGGCCAGGGCTGCTGGGACCACATCGAAGAGATCGTCGAGCACCTACGCGGTGCCGCCGAGAAGAAGGGGCTTCCGTTCATCGCCACCGCGGCCCGGATCATGGTGGGCCGCGCCATCGAAGCCGCCAAGGCGGAAGCCGCCGCCGCCACACCCCCGCCGGGGTGACCGTCCCCACCGTCACGATTGACCGCGGAGGCGAGCATGGCGAAGCGCACAGCCACGGTCCACATCGGCCAGAAGAAGTGGCGAATCCGCGTCTGCAAGGTGCCCGCCGACCGGCTCGGCGATTGCAACGACGAGACGGGGACGATTCGCGTCTCGGAGAAGCTCGTGGGCGTGGACTTCGTCGAAGTGCTGCTGCACGAGTTGATCCACGCCCGGTGGTGGTGTCTGGACGAGGGCGAGGTGACAGAGTTCGCGGAAGAGGCGTCGGCCGTGCTAGAGGCGTTCGGGGTAACCCGCGAGCAGGACGAAGATGGCTAGACGCCGCACCTATGACGGCGACGGGATCACGCCGATTGTCCGCCGGATCGTCGAGGCACACCCGGACGCGCCGGCTCGCACGCTCGCCCGGCGGATCGTTGCCGAGTGCAACGGGGCGATCACGCTTGAGCAGTCCCGCACGCGAGTGCGACTCGCTCTCGGGCTCACCGGCGATGCGAGGCGGAAGCAGTCGAAGACGAAGCACCTACACCGCGAGCCGCGGCCGGCAGGCCAGCGGCTTGCCATGCCGCCCTCGCAGGCCGAGCCCTGGCTGCCGTTTGACCTCGGGATCGTCGGCAAGGTCGGCATCCTCAGCGACATCCACGTGCCGTACCACGACGAGACGGCACTGCGGGCCGCGGTCGATCACCTCCAGGGCGAGAAGATCGACGCTCTGCTGCTCAATGGCGATTGGGCCGACTTCTACTCGATCTCACGGCACGAGAAGAATCCGAAGTACCGCAACTTTCGCAACGAGCTGCACGCGGGCCGCGATCTCCTGAAGTGGATGCGGCAAGAGTTTCCCGGCATCCGGATCGTCGCCAAACTCGGAAACCATGAAGAGAGGTGGGAATCGTGGCTATTCCAGCACGCCCCCGAAATCAGCGACGACCCGATCATGGGTATAGACAATTGGTACGGGTTTGAGCGGCTCGGGATCGAGTTGGTAAAGGACAAGCGGATCATCCTCTGCGGTGCGTTGCCGGTGCTGCACGGTCACGAAAAGGGCAACGGAATAAGCTCGCCGGTGAATCAAGCCCGCGGGGCGTTCATGCGTCTTCATCACACCGTGCTCG